TCAGCCGTTATACTAGCTGTGCCATCGAAAGGTTGACCTAGAATGTCACGCGGTGTCTGTAATGCTGTTGCTGTGTCTGCGTTGCCTGTCAAGGCTCCTGTTACATTGCCTGTTACATTACCTGTAAGATTGCCTGTAACATTACCATTTACATTACCTGTTAAGTCACCCGTTACATTCCCTGTGACAGCGCCAGTCAAAGGTCCAATAAAACCAGAAGCTGTTACAACGTTAACATCACTGATGCTTACTCCACTAGATTTTATAATTTTACCAGTTGTTCCATTAAATCTGGGAATGGTTTTATCAACAGATAGTGCTGGACCAGTTACATCACCACCACCAGCTGCAGCTGCAACTAGATTAGTAATGGATATCTTCTTTATATCCGACGTGCTAGTTTGATAAATCTGAAGATAGTCATCACTAGCTGGTGTCGTACCTACAGCGGTTAAGCCAGCTATATTAACACCAAGCGTAACCGTTCCTGCACCCGCTACAAAAGCTTGACTTATTGATTTAGTTAAACTACTTTCTGCGCCAGCTCCATCATTATCGATAAGTATACCTTCGTTAGTATAATCTCTATGCTGTTTTAGCGTTAGTTTCTCATCAGTCGTAGGAGATTCTGAAAGATAGAATAACTTATCCTCCATATCAACGGTGCTAGTCGTTGGAGACATATCATAGACTTTTTTCAATGTCATGGTGAGTCCGCCGTAATTATGTATTCGCCATCTACACCAGCGCCACTTAAGTATGTTGCTATGATGTTTTGCGCTTGCGTCGACACGTTAGAACCAATTGGCCATGCATTCTCTGGATCAAGAGCGAAGCTTTCAGTTCTCTTAAAGTATCTACGTGTAGAACCACCAGCTTGTAAACCAATAGTTCTTATTCGCCCTAACAGGGCATCTAATTGACCAACATACAATTGAAAATCGGGTTGCTGATAGTGAGCCTTCATGGCCACTATAGCATGCAGTAATATTAACTGAGGATTAATAGTTGTTGTGTCTGTATCTTCGTCAAACGGCCCCAATGCAGCATTGTATTCTATCTTTACATTGTAAGCAGCATCTGGGGTAGGCCAAAGTTCTAATCTTGGCTTAATAGCGCCAGAGTAAAAACTGTCATTAAGTATATCCCATCTGCTAGGAAATTGATTGTTGATAGTAGGATCAGCATTATGATGAAGAACACCAATTCCAATTTGCATCTCTACAAATGGACTACCAGTATCTCGCTGAACAGAAACTGTTAATGCTTTCTGAGGATCGCAATCTACAGGAAAGTTATATAAAGTCTGATCAATAACTGTGGCGCCAGGTTCTCTTTGATTTACTCTATGCGATAATACATCACCATACTCATAGAATAGTTGTTCTTGACCGCTACGTAAAGCAGAGTTTAAAATACCCTGTTGGAGTATAGCACCTGAACCTGAAGAACTAAACCCTAGGCGTTGTCCTAGTTCCGTCCTTAGACTCAGTAATGTTCTTACTGCCATCTATTTTCCTCTCTTCTTTGGATAACTTCTTTACAGACTCTAGTATTACATTTCCAAAATCAGGTCCAAAAGTTCTTGTTAGGATGCTAGTGCCATAGTGATCTACCAATCTGTCCATCTCAACATTCATGTCTTCGATTACGAAAACATCGTCAGGAATAACCTCACCAAGTGTAAATTCCGTTTGACCCCACCTAGTGATCAACATTGGTATCTCATGTGCTGGCACGTCAAAAACATATTTAGAAGAAGAATTCTTCTCAACAGTACCGTGTACCTTTTTTATAGTATACATATTTACTCTCCCTTAATGTTTGTAGAAGATGGGGCCCGAAGGCCCCACCATCCATACAACTTACGCACCACTCGCTGAAATAACACCGTGACAATTCATGCGATTCGCAGTTAACGCTCCGCGCCATGTCAAGCCCCAGTAGTATTCGTAACGGGTATGCTCACGCGGTGGTTTCCGTGCGACCATGTCGTTACCTTCGATAGGACGAAGAGACAAATGGTTGGTATTAAGCATATAGCATCGCTTGGTCCAAGCAGTATTATACGTAGCGCTATTGTTGCTCTTGCCACTATCAATAGCTTGAGCATCATCAAAGGTCGGATCCCAGAAAATAGGAACGCCTTGAAAGAATAGACCCGTAAAAGTACCGCCGTCTTTGATTTCAACTGAAGGATCCAAGTGCCATGGAGAGCTCATCGAACCAGGTTGAACCGCGTAACGCGACAACCCGCCAGAAGCTTTCGCTGCCAACTCGTAACCAGCAATGAAATCAGTACCAGCAAGAATGAGGTTCGGAGAACCACCATTTTTCTGGCATTGACGCCACATATTGCCCATAGCCTTCAATAAGTTAGCATGAGCATAAGGCACCGGAGCGCCCGCTGTGTTGAGACCTAAACCATTGTCATACTGGTTGCGCCAGTAATAAACACCAGAAGCACTTACAGCAGTTGCTCGGTTCAACCCACCACACGTACCAGCAGCACCATGCAACGGCACGATAAAATCTAAGCCGTTAATAGTACTTGAGGCAGTGGGAGCTTCACCAATGGTGTTAAAACCGTCACAATGTAGAGAAACATCAAGCTTCTCTTCAAAACCCAACCGTAGGGTTTCCATCGCTTCGTTGAAGATGTTAGTTAGCTGCACAAGGCTAGCATCACTAGAGTTTCGCGTACTTCCTGAATCACTAATAAGAATTCCGTTACCAATCAAGAAGTCTTCAGAGAACTGAAAACCATCATGGGCAGAGTTCCAAGGGTAATAAACCTGTCGGATAGTATCCTTGTTAGCATAAGAAACCGTGTCGGACAAATTGGTACCACTATCACCGAACCACTTAAACTTGGTAGCCCCGTAACTGTCTCTAATTTGCTCGACGATCATTTTCCCACCAGTACCACCTACACCGCCACCCCATGGCTTCTTTTTAGCCATAAGAGCTTTGAGCAGTGGACGCTGCTGAGAGATCTGATCAATAGGTTTATTTTTCAGAAAATTCGCTAAAGAGACGTATCCTAACTGAGTGATATCACCACTAGTTAGTACGCCAGCATTAACAGTTGTTGCCGTCATAATAAATATTCCTAGTCAATAGTTTTGCACTAATGTGCGCCGAACAGGTTGACTACACGAGAGTCTATACGTGCTATTGGCGATGAACCCAACTATCATCTTTCCTGTTATTGTTCCCTCATAGCCTCAAGATGCGCTTTTAGAAACTCTGGAGTTACTTCAGCAGTATCGAGGTCCTTTGGAGGTATTGCTCCGCCGCTTGTTCTACTGGGTGCTAGTGGCCCAGACCTTTTGCTAGCATTTCCATTCGTGGTAGCGGCACTCATTCCACGCGAAAGAATATTATACTGTTGTTGAAGAGAGGGTAACCAATTATCCGGTGAGATATTAGATGCTGCTAGTTCTCTTCCTACATCTAGCATGATATCTTTTTTGGCCGCATAGTCAGCATCTGAAGAAGATATATTCTTTTCCCACTGCTCTATGTCGTTATATGCCTGATCTTTTAATGTCGATATCTGTTGTTGATGTTGATGTTGTTGAGAATTAGCCTGAGCAAACCTTTCTTGTGCTTGGTGTTGAGAATGTTCACCGATACGTTCGGTAGCCAAACGATTAGCCCAATCTTCGCTTAACTCTAGATTGTCTACCGCGGCATTCAAGTCCTCGAAATCAGAGTATGAAGCTGATTCATTGTTAGTCTTATTTACACCAAGAGCCTCGCCAATTTTGTCTGCAAATTGATCTAAAGATTTTAAGGCGCCTTGAGCTGCATTATAATCTCCAGAGTTTAGACTTCTAAATAATTCGGCAGCCCACTGTAATTGCTCAGGATTAGTCGTACTTTCATTGATATACTGATGTAGTTGTTTGGATTGCTCAAGATTATTGTTTATCTCTTCTAATTCCTTGGCACGATTAATCCAGTGTTCAAACCTATCTTGAGCTTTAGGTTTTAGGTTACCATAAACCTCAGCATCTTCTTCCGTTAAATCTGTTCGCGCTTTGCGCTCCTCGCTTGGTTGAACTGTTTCTTCTGTTGCTTCAGATGCTTCTGCGCTAACCTCTCCACTGCCGGATTCTTCTTGTGCTGCCTCAGCTTCTTTGTAGGTGGGAGTGTCAGTATCGGTCGCTGATTGCTCTGGCTCGATAGATTCTGTTGGTTCATCGGTCACAACCTCCTCTTTAGCTTCTACTTCAGGTGGGTCTGATTCATGCATCTCAGTTAATGCGTTTTGCATTATTTCATAAGTGCTATCCCACTGTTCTGCATGAGTCACCTCTTTCTGTTCTTCTGCCATTTAAATTTCTCCCTGGGGTTCTCGATACTCATTACGAGTGCGTTGAGCAACTCTGTTGCCTGGCGCGTTTTCTGCTTCGTTTAATTCTTGTGGTGGTGTCATAACTTGCGATTTTATCTTAGCGCCAACACCTGTTGGATCACCCATCATTTCTTGCATTCCTGCCGTTTGCATTAACCATTGTTGAACAGCTTCTGGTAATGGCGGTAAGAATTTACCAATTTCAATACGTTCATCAAAGCGTTTCAATGTCTCTTCTAGTAATTGAATATAAGGATTGAATTGATCTGGAATACCGGTCTGTCTCATTGATTGAATCATCTGCAGATTTTGCATAATAATCGGCATAACCTCTACCCAACGCATGCGCTCTTCATTAACATCAGGCATGCCAGTGCTGCCAGCTTTTATAACACAATTAATATTATTGTACATCTTCTCCTTACCCATCTCCATTACTGGCCAAAATGCTCTAGGTCCTGCAACCTCAAAAACCATTTCAGGAGACATCTCTTGTATCAATACTTCCAAACTATACTTAGCAACTTTATGCAGCCAACCTTCAACTTGGTCAACTTTCTCGTGGATCCTAGTAGCCAAACCTTCTTGTTGTATATTAGCCTCTGTAGCTGTCTTGGATCTCATAACCCCACCACGTTGAGCATCACCAAGACCACTGATCCACTCCATATCTGAACGAATAGGACTAGTGTCATAAACCATTGGATTCATTGGTGGAGGAACAGCAGGTTGAAATACATTACTAACACCTTGCCCACCAGCATTTATCAAAGCTATTTCACCCATTCTGGCATTACTAAAAACTTCTATATCTTCATAGTTTACACGAGAAGCATCTGCAACAAAGAAAGGAGCAGATAGTTCTCTATGTTTAGCTTGTTGTGTTCGTATGGTGTTATATTCATCTTGCAACGCCATAAGTAATTCTGTTTCTGATATAGGCCATTCCTGCCCATCTATCCAATTCAAACCAAGAATAAAATATGGGAAAAAATCAGAACCTAACTTACCTGGATGCAAGGGTTCTTTTATCCACTGTGATCCACCCTCAATCCACGTATATACTGTCTGTGTAGTTTTATCCCAATACTCCCAAACGGCTAAAGCTAAATTAACATCGTTATCAGTGTCGGCAGAGTATGTAGCATCTTCTTTGGTTAATCTATTTTGTATGCCAGATGCTGTTCTTTTGTAAATAACAAAATCACCAATTTCTTTCTTGGTCAACTGAAAGCGATCCATAGCATCACTAGGCGTCATCCAAGTAACATTAGCCATCCACTGAGCAGATTCGTAATCCTGTAAAGAATCTAATGAAGTGTCCATGCGAAAGTCTTCTGGTCTAACATAACCTAGATTCAAACCCTCACGCTGCATTACATCAACATTAGCTTCTAGACCACCAATAATATTGGTTATCTCTTCTACTAATTCATCTTTGTCACCACTGTAATTATCTTCAGATTGTAATCTAATGATGTCATCCTGCATCCTAGCTAAACTACTTTGCGCATCTTTTAATTGCCGACTAATTAATGGATCCGTATAATAGTCACGTTGGTAAGTAACCTTTACAATACCAATCTTACTAGTCATGCAAGAACGTAATATTTGTTTAGCGATTCTCTTTAATTGAGCTTTCTCCAAACAGTTATTTAAAACCAACTCAGCAGTTTGTGCAAATAGATCATATGGTCGGTAATCATAACCCTCAGGCTCCACTACCTTCATAGGTCTAATTTTTATCTCAGGATTCTGAGCATAGATATGAGGAAGTAATCCTTGTAGTGTTGCGTGAATTAAATTACCTTTAATAAGTCTGCCACCTTCTTGAACAGCTTGAGATGATGTCATAATATTAGAACGACTATTTAAACGACCCAACGCATATTTCCTTGCGAAGTCAATTTGTTTGTAATATCCCTTCCACTTAGTATACGATAACTCTACGTTTTTCTGGAATTTTCGAATCAACCCCTTTGAATCAGTAGGAATATTAGGATACATCCCAGAGCCGGGCGGTAACTGAAGATCTAAATCTGCCATTCTTCATCCTCTTTGTATAATTTATCTAACTGATCTAACCAAGCTATTGTAAACTTTGCTGGTACTACATCTTTCTTTTTCGGTTTTACCGTTCTAGCTCTACGTATCATAAGACCATATCGCGTGGCATCAAATAAATGATCTTCCGCACTTGTATCAATATCTTCTACCCTTTTAGGGTCTGCAGGTAGTGATGGAACGGTGCGCAACCAATGTTTGCAAGTATTAAAAATTTTTAAGTTCTCGTTAGCCAAGCGATCAACAATTTCCTGTAAACCCTGTATCCTAGATCCTGGACCTTTCGAACTAGGCTCCCACACAACACCATAATCAGCAAATACGTCTGCAACACTTTTACTGCGACCGTCACGCATGAAGATCGAAGAATCCGCCACATTGCTTTTAAACTTAACACCATTTTTCCTCTCTGTACTTTCAGCACTTAATATCTCCCTTGCTATCTCTTCAATGGGTGACTCATCACCTTTGTTGGGTTTAGAACTCCAATAACGTTCTTTGTATATATAGATTATACCATCATAGTCTTGTGTAAACCAGACGCATCCAGCTGGAGATTTGTATCCATGGTCATATGATTTCCATCTTTTCCATTCTAATGGTATATCAAAAGGCTCCACCACATGTATCTTTGGATCCCACACACCTTCGAAGAAAGCCCCTGGTGCTATGTTCCAATCACCATCTAACCATGCTCTTACGAGCCATTCTGGTCCACTCTTTTTGATCCGGTCAATGTAACCCGGGTCGTTCTCCATCAGAGGAGTGTTGTCTTGTATCTTAGACGGAATGAATATCGATTCACCGCCTTCATTATCAATGTATCTTTCTTTAACCCAGTTATGTCCTGGACCACCTGGGTTGGCAGAAGCTCTGAATAGAACTGGTACGCCGGCAGCCGAACGCATAGTAGCCCCAAGCATATCAATAGGTTCTGGCGATGGCCAGTTACCAAGTTCGTCAAAACCTAGGAAAGTCACAGAAAAACCCTGCAACTTCATAGCATCAGAGTCTTCATCAAGATGTTTAAGTTGTAGCACAGCACCGCTGGGCGCAACCCATTTTCTCTCACCAACTTTCCATTCCCAACCTTCTTGTACGAAGACGTACTGGCCTAGCTTTATGAGTTCTCCCGTTTCTGGAAATGACCGGCGGAACAAAAGACCTTGCGCCTCCTTCCCGTATTTCTCTGCATGCTTGCGAAATGCTAGAAGCATTCCAACGCTTTTAGAACCTCCTCGCGCTCCGCCAAACAATATATGAGGATGCTCACTATCAACAAACTTCTTCTGTGGACCTTCGAGTGCTGTCCAGCGTGTCTTCCGCGATTCCATACGTCGTTGCATTTCTGATAAAAGCAATGCACGGATTTCATCTTTAGGTAGTCCATTGGCTAAAGCTAGTGAAAGGCTCATGGAATGTTTATATAACCGTTTTCGGTTTCATATATACTAACCTGATCGCTTGGTATAGAAGAATTAACATATGTTATCGCCATTTCTTGAAAACCATCAGCACCATATGTTCCACTTTGATCCTGCATTAATATATGCTTAGACTTGACAGTAAACACGGCCGCTTCTGTATCGAATTCAATATCGGTTACGTCACCAGCTGTAACGGGATTTATAACCGTTGGTGCTGTATGCCCGGCCACTATAGAGTTAAATTGACCACGGTATTGATATGCTGGCGGTGCAGCTACTATAGTAACAAATTCATCGTACCCACTAGCGCTAGTATTTGCTGGGTTGATGTCTGTATATTGTATAATTTCTAAGTCTATTTGAACCCAAGCATGTATTTGTTCTGGATATAAAGGATTATACCAATACTTTAACGGATCATGATCTCCAGCAGAGTTAGTTACTGGTAATATTGTTGAAGAAGTCAATATGGTTGCTTGCAATATAGGTTGCGTATAAAAAGGAAAACCTGGCATATAACTTGTAACGGAATCATCTGATCCACCAAGCGTTCCAAAATATTCAATATTATCAACTTTTACAATATCAACGGTGCTAGTATTCCAAGCTAATTCTCTCACATAACTAATTGCCTCTGGCATGCCTTTGCTAGCAGCAGGCATAATTAACCGATTAATACCCTTTATAATAGCCATAACTTATTAGTAAGTTCGTTTAGAACCTGATTTTGCTCTTGACCCCGCGGCGTGCTTTACTGGAACACCTTTAGCTTTAGCGGCACGTGATGCTTTGGCTTTACCCTTTGCTGTATAAGCATAATGTTTTCCTGCTACTACTGGCATATCAACCTCCTTTAGAAGCTTTCATTGCGTTACGAGCAAAGTTAGCTCTTTTTTTCTGTAGTGGAGAAGCTTTGGGGTTTGAAAGAACTTTGTTAGCATACGCGCCTGTAGACATACCTGCCTTTTTTGCAGAGTTGCTGAACGCGCCCTTCGTACCCCTCCGCTTCATACTAGCTGAAGCCGTTCCAAGCCAGTTCCTTTTCTGTGAACTAGTTTTACGCGCGGCCACCGGAACCACCTTGACTCATGCCACCGTATAACCCCTTCTGCCATTCTTCTTCTTCTTCCCAAGGGTTGCGTTGATAATTGGCCATTTCCTGCGCTATTCCTCGATCGCCAGGACCAATAGGTACACTTCCAGGACCACCCCACCAACCACCAGGACCTCTTTTTGTTCCAGCAGCTCGCGAGGATCCGCCCATGGTTGACCCCAATGGGAATAGCATTCCTGGCCATGAGTATCCACCACCTCCTCCATGAGGTCCCATCATCGGACCACCAGGTCCAAACCCAGGAGGAAATGAACCAGGGCCAGCAACAGCATCTGTCGCTACCCTAGAAACTGGAGACTGCACACGTCTGATGCCTCTACCTGTTATGTGTGGATTAGCTCTAAGAAATTCCTCATCATAAGCCATAATATACTCCTATGTTAAAGCTACGTAACATTCAACATCAACTGTATTTACTTCGCCCGCTGTGGGTCCATAAGCAGAAATCACATCAATATCCTCTAGAGTTGGCACAGCTACAGTTCCAGTTGCTATACTTTCCATACTGGCTGTTGAAGAACCAAGAATAAAAGATCTACCTGCTGGCACACGAACCCAAGTATTACTTGTTGTGCTCTTTATATTCAAAGCTACAGGATTAGTATCATCTTTGTTTGTTATTCTTAAGTACTGTGCCGTTGTTTTCAAAAATTGACCGGGAGCTATTGTAGTAGAGAATTTAAATAATTCTGTAATAGACTGGGGTGGTATTGTTACAATTCTTTGACTTATCTCATTAACACCAGGAATAGTTAATGTATTGATAGAATCATAATTAGTACTATTTAAGGAAACGGTTTCGGTTATCTTAACCGTTACTGTTCCCGAAGTAATTGTTGATGCCATTACACAAACGCCTCTTTAGCTAGTTTCAATAATACATAACCATCAGTACCCGCTGCTGGGGTAACAACGATGTCAGCATTAGCAGCTGTGCCCGGTTGCGTCGTTGTATTATCTATTGAGGTGTTGAAACTTCCTTGTCCCGGCGCTACTGTGATAGCTTCTGTAAGTCCGGTACCCGTAAACGTTACCGCTATAGCTTGATCGGTAGACCATTTCATGCCGCTGATGCTATATTTCTGAAACCCCTGTGTTCCATTAGATCCGCCCAACTGAGCGCTAGCATCGATAGTCGTTGCTGCGCCGTGATTTGCAAACGTTAACAAAACGGTAGTTTCCCCCGTATAAAGTGTAGGATCGCCAGTAGACATTACTGCAGTTGCCGCAGCCAATGTTCCCCCACCGCCTGTAAATGAAACGGCAGGTGCAAGGATATAACTGCTTCCTGGATCTGTAATAGTAACCGCTGTTACTATACCGCCGACTATAGTTGCCGTCGCTGTTGCTTGACCCCCGCCCGATGGAGGAGCAGCCACTACTACAGTGGGTTCGCTAGTGTAGCCAGAACCCCCTACAGTCACAGTGAAGCTAGCTACTGCAAGCCCGCCATAGAAAGTGTCTTCAATAATTCTTGTAGTTGTTGCCATTAGTTAGCCTCCGTTCCGAGTTCGAATTCATTCATTAAGCCTAACAGCTCTTCATCAGAGATGCCACGCACAGAATCGTTAACATTAATATTCTGGTCTAGTGCCCGCATTGACGGTACACATCGCTCGACCAGGATTCGTGCCGCCTGTACATCTCCTTGCTTAGCTGCATTAGCCAGAACTTCAATAACATCTGGCAAGTGTTCGCTAATCTGGCTCCGCAATTGAGCCATAGTCTTCTGACTCTTCCGCGGTCTTCCATTCGGGTTACCTGATTGTCCTTGTTTCCAGGGCATTAATTATTCCACCAATTTTTCCAATAATCAACCATACCTGATGGACCAACTGCATTACCTGGATTTCGTATCAAATCCCAATATGTTCTAGGATCATAAAAATGTTCATTAAATGGTCTAATTTCACTTGCTACGCCAGCTTCTATATCACGACGCATCTGTTCTTCTGCGCCATGGGCTTGATTGAGAATACCCTTGCCTTCGCCTCCCCAACCTAAATAAGCATCACTGATGTCAGCAATATTAGCACCCCAACCTAGTACTGGGATTGCTCTACCGGCACCACGTAGGAATTTAGAATTAGACTTAAGCCAATCACTGGTTAGCATGTTCTTTGCTTTGTCTGCCCATGATGGTTTAGCACTAGAAGCAGCACTAGCACCAGTATTCATATTGGTTAACAAGGGTAACCTTCCTCTACCTGCGTCTACAGCAGGATCGGTATATGGCGTTGTTGGTGGTGGTAACAAAGCTGGTCTTCCACCCATGCTACGCCTTTGCGCAGCTTGGTTATGTTCCAATCCTATTGGTCCACCGCTTGGTGTTAAAGCTCTTCCTGCCCCGATTGTTGGTTCTGGTAGGCTTAATGGAGCGTGTTGCAGCGGCGCTGGACCTGCGCGCCATGTTTCTGGACTAGGTAATCCACCAGGACCTCTTAACAACGATGGTTGCATTCTTGCAGGAGCGAATGGTTCTGATACACCTGGTAATGCTTGTCTTGGAAACGTTGTTCCAGTTCCTGCTCTTGCTGCTCCGTCTGGACCACCCAATTCTGCAATGTTACCACCAAATCTAGACACGGGCATCTTATATGATCCAACACCTTTTTTAGGTAGCATACGACTTACAGCTACTTGTACTGGTTTAGCCAAAGCTCCTAATGTTGCCATGCCTGGTAGTATATCATTATTATCTGGTAGTGCTTCTAAACCTCCAGGATTAGCTTGTGTTCCATCTGGTACAGTTGGTGTAGCAACGCTTAAACCAGGAGGTTTTACCATTCTAAGAGTTTCTGTATCACCCTCGTATCCACCAGAGGTATAACCTGTGTACTCACCACCACCTTCATCTAGTGGAGCCTGCCACTGATATTCCATACCCTTGGGCGTGAACATCTCTTGGAAAGCGTTTGGCTTATATGTCGGTTGTCCCTGTCTATATTGATACTCCTTTTCCTTTAATAAGTCATCGTACCAACTAGCCATATATATGTCCTCGTTTGATAATCTCCTCCCCAGGTGCCATATATTCTAACACAGTAATTATAATAACAAAAAAATTTTAGAAAAAAATAAGTTTCAAATAGATAGGTTGTGCGTCCGATCGTACCAAGACAGATTCCCTACGCAAACATTAGAAAAGGGCTATATAGCCATGTTGATTTATAGTTCTTTAGCCCTTTAATGATACTTAAAAAATTGTCAACTTGAAAATTCTTTATATGAGAGTTTTATTACCCCACTATGGAGATACTTGATATGGACAATAAGCCCATGAAGCTGCACACACAGAAAGGCAAGCGCCGACTTTGGCTCGAGGAACAGAAGTACGGATTGCCAGGTTTTCCGTGTGGTTCGAAGTTCAACGTTGTGTACAATGAAGATTCGGTAGAAATCAAAGCCGATCCGAATGGTACCAACACGGTGTTCACCCGCGTCAAAGCGGCCTCGAAACGGATTCCAACAGAGCGTCGTTTCTCAATTGTCGGTATTCACAATTCTCGCCTCAAAGAACTCTTTGGCGATACTGAGAACGGCGTAGATACTCTGGTATCTTATGAGATGTCGGAAGGTTACATCAAGATTATGCCGGTGGCATCATGACTGGTCTTGAAATTCTAATCTGCACATTATCATTTTTCTTCCTTGCTGGCGTATTTCTGATTATACATGAGAAATACTAGATTAACTGATAAGGATATTGGGGACCTTCGGGTCCCCTTTTTTTATGCCGTTTTTACCAATTTAACGCGAGATAAGGTCGTTTTCGTTTGAAACTCGACTAACGCGGTTTTCGCCAAGAATATCATTATATTCTAATATAGTTCTTAGTTTAAACTAACCAGAAACTCTGGCTTGGGGCGAGATAATCTTGAGAATCTCCAGATATCTGCGTGTGCGCAAGAGTATCTTGATTAAAACAGAACCTCAAGCTAAACAAAGCGTTGATAATATTATGATATAGTGATATTCTAGCCCCATTGTTATCAATGATTATCTGTTTGATAAACTGGCGCTTAAATTTTTTACCACTTCAATTTCCCTTATTTGAAGATACATTTTTATTAACTACATTGAGGATGAAACATGTCAGGATTAGAGTTAAAGCCAATGAA